CAAGTTATGATTGGGTAACGGTGGCGCAATGAGAAGCTTCTTCAAAGCCTATAAGGACATCCTGGTCTACCACGACTACGGACCCCTGCTGTTGTTCTGGAACATTGCTGACCTTGCCAACAATCGCGTGCTTTGGATGAGCTACGGCGAGGCTCTGGATGGGGGAAATGAGTGGGCCTACTTTCAGTACGCGCTGTACTTTGTTGTGGCCTTGGGTATGCTGTTCAGTCTGCCCAACATTCGGTCTTGCTCCCGATTCGTTGGCGTGTACCTGATGCTGTACATCTTCTCTACCACCAAGTTCGTCATGAGCGTGATGGCTGACCCCGAGTTTGCCTTCGGTGACGTTGGTCGTAGCCTGGTAGTGACCGCAGTCTACTTTACCCTGTGGGTTTGGATATACGTTAAAATGCGTATGGAAGTAATGCACAAGGATCTCCGTGGATAAGCCGACCACTACTGCTGCAATCGTTGCCGCCGTTACAGGCGTGTTCAGTGCTGGTGCGTTTAAGTTCTATGAGTTCATGCTCAAGCAGAAGAGAGAGGTTCAGCAGGAAGAGAAAGCCGAGCAGACGCTATATAGAGACGACCTCATCAAAAGAGTCGAGAATCTTGAGACCGAGAGAGACGAGCACCTGCAGCAGATCATGGACCTGATGACTGAGATGGCTGCGCTAAAGGTAGAGGTCGGCTACATGAAGCGGGACAATGAAATGCTCAAGCTCAAAATCGATTCAATGAGATGAGTGCTCCATTGGCTCGTAAGGTGTGCTGTTGTCTTTATCGGCAGCGTTTACCGCCAATACAATAATCGTCGTCGTGATCGCTAAGCCCACGAGTGACCCCCAGAAACCAGCGCTTGAGTCCCAACGGAACTCCCCACTACGAGCCTGATCGAGATCAGCCGTAGGCTTGAGCGTTAATCCCGTAGATGCTTCAAGCTTATCGAGCCTGTGCGTAGGATTGAACTCTGCTGCTGAAGCGCTTGTGGCTACACAAAAGCTTACTATCATCGCAAGTTTGATCATTACCTTTCCTAAATAAAGTGCCAGGTTTTGGAGCATCTGGATGACCCGGCGAACCACAAAAATTAAAAACTGGGGCGGTTGGACTTGAACCAACAACCTTCGGGGTAACAACCCGATGCACCTACCAGTGGCGCCTCACCCCACTACTTCTTTTTCAAGCCGTAGTTATCTCTCGCCCAACCATCGCCCTTAAGGCTGAAGTTAGTGGCGCATATCTTACGAGTCATATCAGAAGAGCACGACAAGCAAGTGGGGCTTGGATCCCCAAATGCTTGCAGTACTTCTTTCTTTGCGCCGCAGTCTTCACATATGAATTGATACAGCGGCATCGTCTTTAGTCGTTGAACACTACTGGCTCAGGATCTGCAGTTGGCGCGGCCTTTGAGGGCTCCGCTTGCACAGAAGCCTGAGTTGTTGCGTTTGACGATAGTGCGCCAACTAGCGCCTTAATCATGTCTTTAAGCTCGCTGTCGTCAGTATTCTTAGAGGACAACGCTTCGATCATTTCCTCAGGAATCGGCGCACTTGAGACGTTAACCGTAGTGGTTACAGGAACTCCGTTTTGGTACGAAAGATCCGCAGCATTTTCAATATCAACAAACTTAACAACGAAAAAGATTTGTTCGATGTTGTGCTCGTCTTTTTCAATCTTGACGTCGTGGTCCATGATTTCCCAGCTTCCATTCGGCTGGCTGTTCTTGATCGTCTTAAGCATTCCATTTATGGCGCTCTCAACGATGCGGGGCCACGCATGTTCGCTAACCTTTCCCTGTAGGAGATGAAGGCCCCAATGGCAGTCTCCCAGCCGGGTTCGGTGTGATGCGTACTGCTTGGCCTTGGGGATCTTCTTTGAGTCTACAATCTCGCCCAGTACACGCAGGAAGACTGAGGTTTGATTGATATACGATACTGTGTTGTTTTTACTAGCCGTTTCCATTCGAGTACCAAATGGGTTGCGGGCTTTTTCTGCTTCATCAAAGAGGCTCATTCTCAAACTCCTGGCTCACTTTCGTGATCTATTTTTGGATGCGCTTTCTACTTTCAAATTTTTGCGCGAGTTGTTTTTTGTGTTTCCATCTTTGTGGTGAACGTCTTTTCCGTCACCCTTCTTTACTCGTCCGACCAACTCCATGATACGACGAGCAGCATTGCGCCCGGCCCGTCGTTTCTTTTGTTTAGGTTTACTATGGTATTCCCGGTATTCCTTTTTGTAGTCGCGAGCCATTTAGATATCCTAATCCTTGAGTAGTGATTCTTCTTTTTCTTTAACGTCTACAAGCTCATCAAGTTGCTCGGTGAGAAGATTCATGGAGTCCATTTCGGGAACATCACTCATCTGAACGACCTTAAGGTCTTCGTCTGGAGCGTCTTGCTTTCCATCGTGATCATACGCGCTGGAGGTTGTGTCGTCCATGGCAACGATGCCGCGCGCAAATGCGTACCTAAGCCCCGTCTTAAGCGCCATCTCAATCGGCCACTGGCCCCAGGGAGACTGGTTCTTGTTTCGCTTATAGGCGTCCGAGTTTGCGCGCCTCTTTTCAATGTCTGCCTTACGGATAACAACAAAGTCCTTGGAGCCATCCTTATAGTGGGCAACGACATACACAGCCGTAAGTGTATCCCACGATTGCTGTGCGCTAAGGTTTGGTACGTGTTCCAGGCTAGGGTCTGTGCCTTCGATCACATGGAAGGTGTCGCTTTCAAACACGGCCTTAGTCCGAAGCCGAACGCCATTGCGCGCAGCGAGCTTGGCAAAACCTCTGTGTGACACTTGCCACTGTAGAGTCTTACCCCTGGGCAGCAAGTAAACGTCGGGCAGTGGGCCTCCAGGCATCAGCCCGGTCATGGCCGATAACGCCACCGCCTGAGCTACCGATACTGGATCACAGCTATAGAGCCGGTCATTTGTTTGCGCTGCCTGACGAAAGGCGAGCGCAACTCGACCTGCTGCTTTTGATCCAGCCTCTGTTCCGGCCATGGCCTGAAGGAAGTCGGATGCCTTGGATTCCACAACATTTCTAAATTGATGTGCCGGATGTAGTGCGTTGCTCATTTCTTTTCTCCTGTGTAGTTGAACCTGAATGTTCGCGTTGTATCGCCTTTGATTAAATATTTCTTGGCGAGTTCTGGGTGGTCAGCTTCAAATGATGACCGATCAAACGTAGTTCGTGGCTTGCTCTGCGACCACGTAGCCACACCAGCGATGCCGTATGCGGCCCCTATCTGCTCTTTGATCTGATTTTCTATGTGTCTTTTTTCTTCGCTTATCTGAGCCAACTGCCCCTTTAGGCTCTTTAGGGTGACTGCCAACTCGATATGGTCTTCAGATGGCTCAATGAATGTCTTGGACTCCTGCTTAAACATTTTGGCCAATGACTGGGAGCACCCTGTGGACCCGTCCACATCGGGTGGCGTGCCTTTTCGTATGTGCTTGTCGTACCATTCTCCGACATAGTCCACGATCTTAGACTCTAAGGCCTTGTCTCGATAAATGTGAAAGGACCTGTACTCATCCGATAGAGTAGCGAAGGCTGCGAGATCGCACCGGTCGTCATTAGTAACAGCCATCTGCCACACGCATTGAGCAGCGTAGTACGGTGGCACGCCATTGCTTCCTGATAGGCCCCACTTATGATCAAACTTGCGAGTTGATTTGATCTCAAGCAGCCACTTTGCTTTATCGGATGTCACGAAAAAGTCTGGCCGAGCGTGCATCCACTCCTCTGGGCCTATGATTGGGTCAGCCTCGTACTCTGGTCCCTTTTTGATATCAACCTTATTGAGGTGTGCATAGTGGGCACCGATCGCTGGTTCGAGTATGTGACCTCTCGCGGTGGCTGCAGTTGACCAGCCCTTCGTGAGGCCGTGCATTCTTGCCCATACATCCCACGGGCTACTCCACGGTGACATCCCAAGGATTGCCCCGACGCTGCTGCTTCCAATTGTTGGAGTTTCAGTTTTCATTTTGTCCCGCTTAGTCTGCTTGTGTATGGTAAGTGTGCTAGTTAGTGATGTCAATACCATCACTTTAACCTATTCAAAAAAACAAATCGGACAGAAAATGTCCGGGGAGGTATCGGTGGACATTCGCAGCTATAGAGAGTCTCGGCCTAAGTACAACACTCGACATGCTTTCTGCATGTGGATCAATGGCGACTTGTCTGATCGTGGCCTGAGCCTGTCGATATCGTACTTGAGAGACCTTGAGTCTGGTCGGTCGTGCCCATCACTGATGCTTGCGATTGCCGTTGAGGACATCACAAACCATCAAGTGTCTGTCCGTGATTGGGTTGGGTTGAGAAGAAGGTAGCCGTCACGCTTCGGCGGGATTGGCTTGGCGTGTTGCGTACATAAAGACCGCGAACTGTTGCGCCAAAGCAAACTCAGTATTTAGCATTCGATGGAGGTGGTAGGTATTCTTTGCCCTGCAAACCAACTCCCCCTCATCATCAAACACCTTCCACGCGTCACCATCCTCAATCAAGGACCATCCAACAGGGAGCTTTTTAATTACAGAAAGCATATTACTGGCACCCGATTCGGGTGTAGAGTCGGTTTCTTTTCCGAGCCAATCCCCGCATTGATCCAATGTCATCGACGCAGTCAATAACGATTGGATGCTTTTTCTTAGGGTGGGGCCGCATGACTCTTCCAATTCGTTGCTGAATCCGTCCGAGAGCTTTCGTCGGAGTAGTGAGTACAACGGTGTCGAGCGACGGTAGATCGAGTCCTTCGTCCGCAACAGTTGTCGCGCAAACCACTTGTATTTCCCTTTTGTCTGCACGCTCAAGAACCTCCGCACGCTGCTTTTTTGTCATCTTGCCAACCAACGGCTCAGCAGCAATCGAATGTGATCGGAGTGTATCAGCAATCCATATACAGTGGTCAACCCGATCTGAAAGAATAAGAATTTGCCGACCCTCTTCACACGCGGACAGGACACGGTTTAAGATCACATCGTTACGTCCGTCGTCTTTGGTCATCGTTGTAATCAACTTTGACCAATCAATTTGCTTCTCAGTCCCGATGAAATCCGTAAATAGCCACTCGATCTTCGGTGGAATAACGTGACCCGACCGCGCCAGTTGCGAGTTGGTTATGTGATACACGGCCTCGCCTAAATGCCACCACAGCATCTTGGTTAGCCCGTCTGGCCTATCTGGCGTTGCCGTCAATCCGAGACGGTAACGGGCAGGCATGCAGAACATGACTGAGCAAAACGTATGCGCTGGAACATGGTGTGCTTCATCAACGATACAAAGTCCGAACTGCTGCCCGAAAGAGTACCGCTGCGTAAATGACATTCGTTCAAGAGTCTGGAAAGTCGCGACGACAATCCGCCCCGAGTCATCCTTCTTACCCGCACCATATTGAGTGGCCTCCGTATCAAGCATCGACTTGCACCGATTCATCCACTGTACAGCTAAATCATTGGTGTGAACAAGGATGAGGGCCTTGGTGTTCCGCATAGTCACAGCAGTAAGGCCCATTGCCGTCTTCCCTGATCCACAGGGCGCGACAATGACGCCCTCTCCATTAGCGTTCTCATGCCAGTTCTTGAGCGCCTCTCGCTGGTAGTCCCGCAACTCAAAGCCCTTGGCTACCTGAACCGGATCCGCTTCTGGCGCTGTGGTGCGATCATGGGACCCTGACATGTTCAATAGCTTAAATGCGCCTCGCCTTGGGATAGCAATCCCACCACCCCAGGGATGGTCGAACGGAATCTTGTGGCAGGCGTTGATGTATTGGTTGGGCACTGGTACGAACTTGCCCTTCTGGCGCATCCCTAAGGCCATCTTGTATTCTGGGTTGTGCAGTTGAAATTGTTTCAAAATACGCTTTTCACTAAAATGTCCGGGAGGCAGAAAAACTCCTCCCCCTATTACTGCAATCTCTTCACTCATTATGCTTCCTTGTCTACAGCGTTCAACTCAAACATCTCTAACTTTGTCCATACATATTTTCGGGTACCCGCAACTCTCATCCTGCGTTTCTCATACCCAAGTTCGGTAAGTATATCTGATACTCTCATCTCATCTCGCCTACTCATTCTGGCTCTTTCAATCTTGAGCCCATCTTCCATGATCATTTGGCTGGTCACATACCCAACCTGGGTGACCAGATAGGACGCTATAGGGGCGGTCCATGGGTCATCTTGTCGGAAAATATGGCTCGCATCGTGTCGTGTTTGGTCCATTTCTCTATCCAGCCACCAGGTGTCCCCTGCATTGTATGCTACAATCGCTTCTGCCCAAAGTTGTTCTCGGTTCACCTCTGCGTAGTCGAGATCAACCTCATTGCACCTAATGGGCCAGTAGCGACGTGAGCCTGTCATGTCGTTGATGAACTGTGACTCGTTTGTCGTTCCGGCAAATACCACATGCCGCTTTACCGTCTTTGCGTGGCGACCGTACGCTGCACGGTACGTGTCCTCCTGGGCGCTAAGGAAGGCCTTCGTCGCGCTGTTGGCGGACCTGCGAACGGAGTCCAACTCGGCAACTTCGTAAATCCAAGCGCGCGCGATCTGGCTGTACGAGTTGGCGGAGCCGATGTCGAGCGGAGTGTCCGCGAAATACTCGTCCGTGGCAAGCTTACGGAACAGAGTGCTCTTACCTGCGCCCTGAGCGCCTGCAAGGATCAGAACGCAGTCTGCCTTGCAGCCTGGCTTGTAAGCGCGAGCAATGGCCTGTATGATCCACTTCTCGCCCATCTTTCGATTGAGTTCATTGTCTTCACAGTCGGTGGCCTCTGTGATCCAACGGTCGATGCGAGGGACTCCATCCCACTGCATTGTGTCCAGCCACTCAATGAGGGGGTTGCGTGACCGCTCCTCACCAATCAATTGCACCACGTGGCTGACGTAGTTCTCCGAAAACTCAAGTCCGTATGCCCGAGAAACCCACAACGATATCCTTGTATCGTCAGAGTCCTTGTAGTCTCTGTCATCCATCTTCAGGGTATTCGTAAAGGTGTTCAGCCAGATGCGGTCCCGCCATCTACGGTCACGTCGAAGAATGATGTACAAGTTGTTCTTGTTCTTCTTGATGTTTCCAGTCGGCTGGCCATTGCGGTCCATGTACTGATCGAGCATGGAGGTGATGTTGGTGTCGCCTTCATTCTCTGGAATGTCTCGCTCTTGTGGGTCTGATTCCGGTTGATGAATACAGTTGTCATTCTCAGCTTGTTCCAGCAGTTGCGTCAGCGTAGTCCCCCCAGCGGCGAGGACTTCATCAAGGTCGGCCATTTGTTATGCCTCCAGTGGCATGCGGTACAGTTTGTGCTCCGGGAGTTGATCGCAGATTATGGCTGCGTACTCATCTCCAGAATCATCCGTATCTGTAGCAATAAAGATTTTAAGGTTGTTGGGGATATTCATCTTACTAAGACTTTTGTAACTGCCTGATGTTCCGGCAACGATTGCCAAGTTCAAGGACTCGCGGAAAGCCTGCTCGCATGCCCTCATGAAGTCTGTGATTCCTTCGCAGATAAGGAAGGCTTGAATGTCATCGGCCTTGCCCTTCATCATCTCAACGGCAGCATCGTTAGCCATGAGCAAACCAGCAGCCTCATAGCCTACCGGCCACCGAGTCTTGCTTCCGCCGGGCTTACGGCCTTTCGCGTAAGACACGCTGCGGCAATGGATGCTTGCGAATGAACCGTCTGGCTCAAAGCATCGAGCAGCGATTCGATACGTTCCCGCCCACTGATGTGGGAACCAGTCGGGGAACCTGTAGTCAACGGGAGGCGGAAGCACCCGGACACACTGAGTCTGGTCCAGCACTCTCGGAGCAAACCTTCTTGTGACCAGCCATTCGCAAATCGGAGCGCTCCACGTTGTTGCCTCCTCCATTGCCTGCTCGAAGCTTCGCGTGTTGCCCCATAGGTCGTTCAGTTCTTCTTGTGGGGGTCGGACTGGCCCATCAAAGGTGGGGGCATTGACCTTGGGTCGCTTTGACGGGTCTGGCTGCACATGAGACGGAACACCCGAAGCAGTACAGAATCCCTGTTGCGCAAACCAATCTCTTACGACAGACTGCTCCGGTTTCGATAAAAGCTTGAGCGATCTTTGAAAGAAGTGAAAGGCAACAAAGTCAACTACGTCTCCCTTGGCCCCACACTTGTGGCATTTCCAGGACACCTCTGTTCGAGAAAAACCAACAGGTCCTCGCTTTCTGTCTCGCGATCCCCGCTCAATCATTCCGCAGCTTGGGCATGGCCGGAGTGACTGTCCGCTACCTCGTTCGTATTCGAGCATGGATGCAATCTGAGTGATTGGTCCGCTCTTGGCGTGTTGAATCCACATGGTTGGCTCCTGAGAGTGGGCCTGAGAGAGCACCACCGGTTTCCCGATGGGCTCAATCAGGAGCCCACGTTGACAAGGGGGATCAATCCCTTGTGGGCGTTGTCCTGTAGCTGAGCAGAGCCCAGCTTACAAGTCGGTTTTATTTTTGATGATTACACCATCCACCTTCTCATCCTTTTCGTTACGAATGCTGTAATAGATCCGCATGTCTGGAGTGATGGTCAAGACCACCTTGACGCCCGTCTTCCTATACAGGCGGCCTATCCAGATGATTAGTGTGTCGAGTGTTGGCGCAGACGCGGTTCGCTTGAGTATTGAATCGAGTCGTGAACGGCTGGTTCCGTACAGCCTCGCGGTCGCAGACAGGCGGCCTCTTCTAAGGCCACCGATCAGATTGGTCATCTTGTAGACAACCTCGTAGGTGTCGAGCCGTTCTTCAGGCCCGTATGCTTTTCGTGTTTCGCTCATAGTGAATAAAAAACGGGGGCCGCCTCCCCGCTAAGAGACGGCCCCCTGGTGACTACTTGGCCACTTCTTCCCCTTCCCCAAGGGTAAGCGTGTCATTAGATGTCACCAGTATTGGGATGCGAACAGCCTCAACGATTTCTGTGTCGAAACTGATGTTGCCTTCCCTGTCAATAGGTGGCAGCTTAGAGAACACCTCACGGTCCAGCATCGCCAGTGCATCACCGACGCCGCTCTCCTTGAGAAGTTCAGACTGCTTGTCCTTTCCGAGGCCGATCGACATCGTGAGGGTCTCCAAGAGAACCTTAGCGGTTTGCTCTTTGGTGAACCCAGCACGCTTGGCGAACAGGGCCATTGCTACCTTCCAAGGGATTCTGCTCGTCCCCTTGGCTGGCTTTGGCTTTGCTCCGCGCTTCAGCTTTCCAACAATCTTGACCATAAGGTTAACGTCCATCTCTGAACTGTTGTCGATTGCCATCTTGGCAAGCCCCAACTCTTTCGAGCCAAAGGCTTTACTGATTGCGAGCATTTCTGCTTGTGTGAGTGAAATGTTTCACCTCCTGTGTGTTGTGACGTTTGTTGCTCCTCTACTCTTGGTTGATTGGAAACCACCTCATCTTTCGCTCTCCGTCGTATGAGACCCGCGCCTTTTGAAGTCCCTGCTCTCTAAGGACTCTGGCGATTCTCATTTCCGTCAGCCGCCGCTGGTGTTTGTACCCGTCTGGGTCTACCGCAGCAGATACTGCTTCGGTGGTGATGTCGTACCTATGTGACGACGGGGGATGATCATCAAGCCATGCGACCACTCCCTTCTTGAAGTCTTCGCTTACATCTACGCCGTAGATGACTGTTGGGTCGATAGCCTTTGCGCAGGCCATCAGCCCCATCCTTAAGTCTTCGTTCGTGACTGCGACCCTCCACTCTTTGGCAAGGTACACAGAAATCTCTGAAAAGTCAGGGTCATTCATCACCTTGCCGTTAAAGTACAGCGTCCCCCTTTTGGTGCAGTGGAACCTCCCTTCAAGCTTTGGGTCTCCCTTGATTGCAAGGAAGACCTTGTATGACCCGTCGGCTTCATTTATCTTTGACTTTAAGTCTTTCATTTCCGCTCCACAGCTTCTGCTGTTTGGTTTAAGTATCCGAACACACAACAAGTGTCAAGGTGTGTCCGGTATGATGTTATGGTATTTTTAGATTCCCAGGCTCGCTTTTGCTGATCCGACATCTTGGTCGCCGCGATGGCGTACCAGAAGATTGCGAAGTCTGGAACCAGTTGAACCCAGACCAGTATAAACTTCTTCATCTCAAAGTTGAAAGCCGCGTCTTGGGTGAACACTTCTCATCCCGCCCCAAGCTCATCGGCCAACTTGGCCAGCTTGGCCCAGTCATTACCGTGCTTGGTCCGAACAAACTTCTTGAGCGCAACTCCGCGCTTCCTTGCGTACCCAGCCTTTACTGATACATA